AAAGAAATAAAGCCACCTTGTCTGTATCTGAGTAAAGCTTGCGTACTGCTATCAACTAAATCATCGTGTTCCATGTTAGGAAAGCCAGCAAATTCTTCGATAACTTCTTCTGCCCATCTGGTTTCTGGCGCCCAGACAACACCTGAATGAAACAAATCGGATACGGCATTAACCCTAGATATTTTATCGTTACCCCTGCTGGGTGTGTATTCTTGAACAGGTATTCCCATAGCCCTTAATTCAAATATCAAAGGCATACCTGCTGCTTTTGCTTCTACAATAAATGCATCGGGATTGTATTCCCTGAACTTATCCATTGCTTTTAATTTTAATTCTGGAAACTCCAGTCTTTCTTTGTAAGCATCCAGTAGTATTAGATTAGGTTTAAAAGTGCCTTCACTGTTATCGTCTGTGTAAAAGACACCCCATGTTGTGCAAGCAGAGAAGTCAGCCCTTTGTGTTTTCATAAAAGCCGTATCCCAAGATTGGATTATGAACTCACATTGAGGTGGGTTTCTACCTTCCCATGTTTTCCACCATTCTCGTTTTACTAAAGCACCTTCTTCAGAAGTGGGGTCTTGCTGATACTGTGCCATCCATTTACTGTTTGGCAGTTCAGCCTTTAGTGCCGATAACTCTTCCATACTCCAGAACTGTGACCATAAAGGATTGCCTGAAGGTAATATAGCGGGCAACTCAATGACTTCCCACTGATCTGCACCACCTCTTTTAATGCTAGCATCAACAACTTGACCTGTTAGGTCTTTATTGTGCCATCTGGTCATAACCACAACAATCGAACCATTTGGTTGCAAACGCTGTCTTGGACCTGATGTGTACCATTCGTAGGTGCGATTGAACACGTTTATATCCGCGCTAGCACCTTCTTGTTCTGAGTGTGGATCATCAATCACCAAAAGGTCAGCACCTTTACCTGTAACCGCACCGCCCACACCGATAGCAAAGTATTCACCACCTTTGTTTGTATTCCATCGACCGGCTGCTTTACTGTCAGATTGTAAACTTACATCTGGGAATACATCTTTGAAGTCTCTGCTGTTAACTAGGTTTCTAACCTTCCTACCAAAACCAACAGCCAACTCAGCCGTATGCGCTGTCTGTATTATCTTCTTATCAGGAAAACGACCCAGAAACCACGCAGGAAGCAAATAAGAGGCGAACTCACTCTTAGTATGTCTTGGTGGCATGTTGATGATTAAACGCTTTAGATCGCCATTGGCAACCCTTTCAAACGCATCAGCCATGATCTCGTGATGTTTACCGTGAATAAACGCAGCCCACATCTCATTGACAAAAGCCATAAAGCTTTCACCACACTTCTCTCTAACCTGAGATTGCTCGTACTCTTCTAATAATTCTAGGAACTCTTGCTTTTGAGAAGCAGGTAAGCTTTGTATTTGCTTTAATAGATTCTTATTCATAACGTATATACTTACTAAGTAGATACTTACTTCTAAAAAAAAACTAAGTAGGTATATACCAAGTAGGCACTTATTAAGTTACTACTGAGGTATTAAGTATATACTAACTAGTAAGTACATACTGGGTATATCTATCTCTAGATTTTAGCATTTTGCATGACTTCACAAAAAAAGCAAGCAAAATTTGAATTATTTTGAAAAATATATAGGGGGGGTGTATGGAACCTTAGGCTTAATCTGACAAAAATATATATACGAATACCTTAAATTGCTATCATTTTGCAATAAAGGGGGTGGGGTCTGTGAAAATAGGTAATAGAATGAGTAAAACACTATATATATATAGTAGTCAGGTAGCCTCGATAATATTTGGGGGGGCGGGGTCTGGCCTAAACGCGGAATACATTTAAAAAAAGGGGGTGGGTTTTAATACAGAATCAGCGGTACAGAGTGGCACTTACTAAAGATATTACTCATTGCTTGCTAGTAGTTGCTCAAGTTTCGTTTCTATGTCTTGCTCTATATCTTGCGGGCTTCTGTTTGATGGGTGCTCCATTGTGGCATCAGTGAATAATGCAATACTCTTTCCTAGCAATTCTATTGCCCTAATTCTACTCGAGCTCGAGTTTTCTTTATTCTGAGATTCCTCTAAGAGCTTCGACAATACATAGTTCTTTGTTCGTAGCGCAGACGCGGTTACGTTCTGCTCTTTACGCTCTAAAGCGCGTTGTAAGCTTATTGAAATCTTAGGGCTAGATAAAAGCTTGCTTGCCTCAACTTCGCACCATTTTGGGATTGATCCATCCTTATTAAGCGTTACATCATAAGCTTTTGCGTAAGCCGCCTTATGACTTCCTAACTTACCCTTAACAATCTCATTAATAAATGATCGCTGTTTGATGGTCAAATCATTATCTTTTTTATTGCCTATCACTTTTAAATCTGGTTTTTTATCGCTCATTGTTTCGCGCTCCTTGATGCTTTCATTATGCTTGTTGGTTATTAAATTATCAATGAATACAATATGATAGCTATTATTATAATAATATGTTGCATTAAATGATGTTCTTGTGTTATGCTTGTTTTTCAATTTGGATTACAAGGGTAAATTAATAATGAAACTACAAGTTAAAATTAAAAATATATACGGTGTAAAGCGAATATATCCAGTGAATGATACAGCAGGATTATTAACTGGCCTGACAGGTCATAAAACATTAGACGATCGCGCTATTAATATAATAAAGGCGCTTGGTTATGAAATTGAAGTAATGCCGGAAAAAATATAACTAATTAATTGGAGGTAATAACAAATGAGTACAAGAAGTGAAATAGCTGTAGTAAATGAAGATGGATCGATTAAATCTATATATTGTCATTCTGATGGATATATAGAATATATGGGTGTCCTTTTAAATAATTACTACAATGACCTTGAAAAAGCTAAAGAAATAATGGATGAGAATGATTGCTCAATGCTTTCTACTACAATTAACAAAAGTCGATTTTATAATTCTTGGAATGGTGAAAATACAAAAGCAAAAGAGTTTACTGATTTAAAAGATTTAATGAATCATTTTCAAAATGATATTTTCGTGGAATATATTTATCTATTTAGAAAAGGTACATGGTCAGTTTCAAAGCTCAAATTCATAGATAACCCTGTAGATAATTACCATCATTGCATTAGTTATCACACGAAGTTCATACCTTTATCTCATCTTTTATCAGTAATTGATAAACCTTATAACTTTGAGGAGGTAGCATAAAAATTTGATTGATTTTATCAAGCCCATTCTTTTGAGTGGGCTTTATTAAGATTAATTGGAGGTTATAACAATGAGTAAAAAAATATTTGATTTCGGGAAAATAGATTACAACGGGACAGGTAAAAAAATAAACAAAGTTACGATTGAAATAGAATTTGATGGCGAAAAGTTTAGTGCTTGCGCTAATGTTTGGAATCTGAAACAAACTGATATTATTGCGGGCGGTCAAATGTTAGACGACTTATATAAATTCTTTGCACAGAATCAAACATTTAAAGATATCTATTTTATCTGGAAAAACTATCATTTAAACGATTTAACAGCAGGTACGTTTAATCAAATGGCTTACTTAAAGACATTAAAAAGACCAACAATAGCAAGTGGTCTGAGTAATGCTGAGTTTTATACATGGGAGTGCGAACAGCTAGAAAAAGCGGGGTTGTTATATGATCTTTATGAAGGCGAGCCGTACAAATACGGCACAAAATGGCTAAATAATCCAATTCCAGAAAATGTAAAAAGCAAGTTATCTAATTTACTACAAACGGCTTAGTGATCTTATCAAGCCCATTATTTAATAGTGGGCTTTATTAAGATTAAATTGGAGTGAATAACAAATGAGAAAAGTAACAGATGTAAAGAGAGAGAAAAAAATACAAATAGCTAAAGATTTTGTAGCGTTACATAAAGATTTTGGAATATTAGGTAAAGATGAAATTACTGATAATGAATTTTACAGTATTTATTACAACATTATTGGTGGTGTATATGGAAATTCTGAAATGTTAGACGATAACTGGTATGAAATTGAGATCGGACAACATGAAAGTGTGAATGGAATTACAAAGTTATTTGAATATCAAGAAGTATAATTAATTAGATGATAGTTGCTATGATGTTTTAGTGATGATAAAGTATTGTAATAAATTAAATGGAGAGAATAACAATGATAGAACTAAAATTAGATTTATATGAAGTGATAAGTGCTTTACAAGATGTTTTAAGGGAAAAATATGGGGCTGAACTTAAATTAAACTTTTATGAGTCAGGCATTACACATGACGAACGTATTGAAAAAATTAAAAAGCATAAGAATGGCAAAGTTGTTAAGGACGAATACGGTTACCCAGTGAAAGAATTTGTTGAATATAAAAAAAATTATATTCCTTTAGACGAAGGATGCGAATTTACTTTTTATTTAGAGGAGTCCGACAATGAGTAGAAAAGAATTTTTTGAATGGTTAT